GAAGCTAGCAGGGTTGCTATATCTGGACGTTGTTCTGGACCAGCAGCAGGGGCCGCTCCGCCTTGTTCTGGAGTTGGCTGCGAGGCAGGTACGGGGGCCGCACCTGCTGCTGGAGTTCCTGGTGCTCCTGGCATCATTGCCATATCTGGAGCTGCTGGTTGTTCTTTAGGTGCAAATGCTTTTTCAATAACTGTTTCTAACTGAAGACCCTTTTGGCGGCCTTGGATAACTTCTGCAATACGGGAAATGATTTGGCTAGGGTCTTGGCCTTGCGCTGCAAGGGCTGGTATTGCCTGAGCGTACTGAGCAACAGCAACACGCAAAGAATCGCGCATCTCTTCAATGTCAACACGTTGTTCCTCCTGCGTAACATTGAGCTCCATTGGAATCTCGCGACGTACATAGTCACGAGATACGAGCTTGTCGCTACGCATTTGTAGTAATGCAATGATGGCGCGGTTTGGGTCCATACCAGACATAATGCCGTAACGGACATCTACGCCGTAGTTACCTGCAATTTGTCGTGATGGGATGTACTTCATATTAAATGGAGTACCGTCGTCAACGCCCTTGATTTCTTTAGTCATATTACCAAAGATTTTTTCATCTACTTCAAAACACATAGATACAAGATCCATAAACAAACGAGCAAATTGTGCTTGTGCTGCTTTAATTTGTGTATCAAAACCAGCTTGTAGTGCCTGTACACCACGGCCTGTAACGATAGATGCATCAATGTTTCCTGAACGAGTCTCAGGATAACGAGCACCTGTACGTAGTTCGCGTTCTAGAACACCTGATTCGGTGAATACACCATTAGGAAGTTCTAGTGGAACACGACGAATACCTTGTGGATTAGCAGAACGCATAATCGCATCAGGACCCAATGCAAGTTCTTGCACGTCTTGTGGAATAGCAATAGGTGCTTGGATAGATTTTTCTGCTGCTTGGATTTGCAATACTGCAAAGCGAGCACGGGCAAGTTGAACTGATAGAACATCATCAAACTGTCCACGAGCTTCGCCATCAATAGATGAGCGCATAGCTACACCTGCTAGGCACTTGCCTACTGGGTTAGGTGTATTAGATAGAACTAGGTTCTTGCGCTCTGGGATAAAGATTAAGTCCTGATCTTTGTCGTGGTAGCGAACTAAAGATACATAAGGTGAGCCAGGTGCATAGACGTTACGTGGCATAATCTGGTCATAGAACTCTGGGTACTGCATTGCAAGTGATTCAGCATCTGTTGCAATTATCTGCGAGATTGAGAGGGTACGGCCAAATCTATCAATTTCAGGATAAGTACCAAAAGGATTAAGCAGACGTATTCTCGGATTATTGGTTTCATAGTCCATCTCAACAATTGCTGGAAGCATACCGTAGGTGTTAAACCAGTCAGCACCTGTGTACATTTGAATCTGTAAGTCAGAGGAAGAGACAAAGTAGTTAGCGATACGAGTACGTGTATCTGCAGCTTTACGTGCTGAGTCTGAAACCATATTGGTAGCAGCGCAGTTAAACGATGGTAGAGGAGACATTACCTCTGCTAAGTCACGTGCTGCGACATCTACGAAGTTTGCAACTAAAGGTTTTGGGTATTCTTCAGAAAACATTGCAGGGTATACCTTGGAGATATCACCTTGACGCACAGAGAGCACGTCACGCATTCTCTGGTCACGTGCTGCGTAGCGTGTTTGTAGCCGTGCTACTTTCGCTGCAACCTCTTTAGTTGATAACAAGATTTCTCCTTAGATAAATGTACGATCTTTTTCTGCGAGTAGTTCATCTATATTGACGACCATTCGCTTACCCTGTTCATAACGAGACAGGAAAGGGTTTTTCATATGATGTGTTGCGTGGATACCTTGGTTAAGCATCTCACGTGCTCTAATCTCACAGAACCACAGAGCCATTACCATATCGGTCTTACCCTTGGTCGTTGGGGACCACGTAATCAATTGCTCGATGAGCGCCTTAACGTTTTCAGTTTGATCTGAAGGTAAGTGAATAAGGTTATCGCGGTGGTGCTTTCCGTCGTGTTGCTTGGTGCCGAACAAAGTTGACATTGATGCAACGCCAAATCCTGAGTCCCATTTGTTATTGCCAGTATGGTGTTCCCGCAGTAGCACTCCTCTAGAGGCCAAGTTTGCACGGATACCTTCATCCTGAGTTAAGAAAGATTGAAATGCGTTCTTCTCCACAATCCATTCACTAGGACTATAGAGGGAAGTCCAGTCAAAGATTAGTTGACGGATTGCAGCAGGCGTTGGCCTAGTAATCTTGATAGCATCAACAATCCAGCGTTTATGTGTAACCCTATCAATAGCGTAACAAATGGCGGCTGTATCACCAACCATAGCGGGATCAAGACCACAAATAAAAGAAAAGCCGTTGACATCACGTGGATGACCTGGATGACCAGGAACCAAGCGACCTGCCTTGCGCATACCATCAATAGAACCTCTTACACAGGCTGGGTCAAAGATGGCATCATCTGAGATATCTTGTTGTTGGTAAACCAATGCCCAAGTGGATGCATCCATTGCTTGACGTTCGTTATAGAGGTTACGACCATTCCAACGTGGGTATAGTCCGTCCTCGTTCAAATCTGATTCTAGCTGTCCATCAAAGGCGGCATCTGATGCAGGCCATAAGGTAACCCATTTGTCAGGGTCTTCATCTGTTTCAAGTAAGGCTGGCATAGCCAGGTACTTCCAAGGGACTAGACCACCAGGGTATCTATCTGGGTTACGCAGTTCACGATATAGGTCAACTGCAGCAACGCGGGTACCAATGATAATCAACTTGCCAGTAGGGTTAAGACGAGAACGTACGTCTTGTGTCAGCCACTTAATCTGGCGTTCAAACTCATTGGCGTTCTTGAGAGTTACCGCATCGTCTACGATAATCATATCGGCACGTTTGCCGTAGATTTGACCCCCGATTCCCACGGCCTCGATGTTAGGATCTTTTTCGCTAGATTCACGAAGCTCATCGCCAAAGGTAATACGGGTAGCCTGCCACGAGGCAGACTTGGAGTTAAACCCTACGCCAGCAGCATAAGCATTTTGAAGGTTCTCATACATAGGGTGAGTCAAACGCTGCTTGATGGCGTAGAGAAAGTCGGCTGCGAGTTGCTGAGTCTGGGAGACTATGAGCACTCTAAAGTTAGGATTACGAGCTACCTGCCAGGTTACGTAGTCCACCGTGATTGTGATGGACTTAGCGTGGTTTGGCGGGATGTTGATAAGGATACGGTTATTGGCTAGGCCCTGTTCGTATTTCATCGAAGGGTGCATCCAGGAAGGCTCAATGCCCTCAATCATATCTACTAGGTTCTGCTGATGAGGGAAGGTCCTAGAGTTGAGAAAGCGTTGGCGAAATTCTGCGAATGTGATGTCGTGGACATCGGAGGTAGCAAAGGATTTGTCCTTTAGTCCAAGGCGGGTTCTATCAACTTTGTCGGTAAAGATCTTGTCTGTGCGACGATAGTACTCATAGGTCTTATAGGATTTACCAGCCGATAGGCAGGCTTGCTCAATGGTCATACCTTCAGCTACTGCGCTAAGTATAATACGCTTAGCTATATCTGCTGAGTTCTCAGCCATTGGATCTCCGATATCTCATTGGGTTATAGGTAGACTACACCCAACTAAAAGTCGTGCTTTGCACGACACGGTAGGCTAAACTCCCGAGTGAGCCACAGCGAAGCGAGGGGTAAGTTGGTACTCGTCCTAGGGACTCGCGTAGTGCCAACGTAGCGAGGCTGTACGGGGCTATCACATTTTCCGCCCCTACTGTATATAAGGCAGGAAAAAAAGCTCATTTCCTGCCTATGGTATAAAGTATTTATATAATGTGACTAACGTCACTACAAATACGGTACAAAATAGGACATTAATAAGTGATCTGGTTCACTTTAGGAAATATATCTGTAGTGGGTACATACTATACACACGGACTAAACTTAACACCTAGGGGTCTGCTCGCCGTAACCGTGGTCGATACCGTAACCGACGGCCTCCATTCTGCCCCGTACCGTACCGTTAGGGATTCCCGCGGGGTAGGCTCCCCTATCGGCACGGGGATCCCTGTATCAATTACCTAAGCCATATTAATAAACCCGCCTAACGAATAACCCCAAGGCCTAGCGATTACCCCAAGGCCTCACGCCTTACGGCTCACGGCCTAACCCTTCACGGCTCTATTGATCCACGGGCCAGAGATCTACGGGCCAGAGATTACGGCCCCAACCCTTCGGCCTCCTTGCTTACCTTGGATCCTTCGGGCCTTCGGCCCCTTCGAATCTGGCCCCGCTTTACCCCTTCGGGCCTTGGATCTGGCCCCGCCTAGCCTCTTAGAGCTTGGGACACGTGAGCCGAATCTGGCCCCTTGCATCCCTTCCCTATACGGTAAGGCACGGTATAGTTATCCCGTGAAGAGGATCTGCCTCCTCACTTTATCGAAAGAGAGAATCTATCTGATGGAAACTAATAGTAATCACGTTAAGAATCTTCTTAACGTCTTAGTACGTGATGAAGAGATCTGCAACCGCTTAATTAGTGCGCGAGATCTTTTAATCAATGGCAACGATACCGATGCTATTGAATGGGCTATCGGCGCGATTGAATCAACGATCCAAGAATTAGGCGGATCGCTACCGATTTACCGCGTACGTGGCGTTATGTATCACGACACAAAAGAAGTGCAATTTACTTACACGAATCAGATCTTTAATTCCGTAGATCTGGCACAACAGTTTATTGATGATGATGCGGATCTATTCGCCGAAGGTTGCGCTATTGATTGCGAAACAGATCCCGAATTAGAAGGCTATCTATTCGATGATCTTGAAATTGTAAGAATAAAGAATGAACTATTCCCAATTGAAATCTTGGAGGTTATGTAATGACTACGATTGATGAACTAGGCGCACTACTAGAAGAGATCAAGGCCAAAAATTGTGAAGGCCGAATTGAAAGCGAATTGAAAGATCGTGAGAATGATTTAAATGATCTCTTCACTATCGCCGACGATTACGAAGGCGACGAAGATCTACGGGATCAAGCCAATAGTGAGATCTATGAATTCGCCTATGGCGTGGAGACTTACAAGGTGACCCGCTTCACGTGGAGCGGGGGAGGCCCTGCCGATTGGATCGAAGTGCAACACGATAGCGACGGGATCCGCCGTATTGATTACGTGTACCAAGATTGGTACGACGGCGCACGGCGTGAAGTGCCAGAAGGCTCCCCTGTCTGGCGTTACGCTTCGATGATGTTAGACGGATTGGAGGCCTAATCGTGGAGAATCTAACCAAGCGCGGGGCCTTCGTGCTAGGCGTAACCGTCGGCCTCTTGATCGCCGTGGCCTTCTGGATCACGGGTAACGTCTGGATCAATGAGACGGGGATCTGTATCGGATCAATGGCAGACTGTAATCTGTAGAGACGGACTACCCTGCACGGCGTGAGCCGTGCGGGGCGGTCTGCCACTAGGGGCAGAATCGAAACCTTGGAAGGGGTTATCTTATGAAGTATCAGAAGGAGCGGGTGAGCCTCGTTGATCTTTCAACGGGAGAAGAGTTAGTAAGCGCGGATCTAACCGCGCCACGGGTGAAGGCTATCGTGAAGGCCTACGCCTTAGCGGGGATCCAATTAGGGCAGAAGGAGCGGGTGAGCGCGTGAATAGTGTTATGTGTCCTTGGTGTGGAGATAATTACACGGCTAGAGCGTGGGATCCTCCTCACAATTGCAAGGAGGATCAAGAGTGAGTAACCAGGATCTATTGAAAGCTTTACAGGAGGCAGGGATCTTGCAGATTATCCCCGTCGGATCTTACGAAGAGAAGGGTGAGGAGAATGAGTAGAGAATTGGAAGTATTACGCGAGGAGTATTGGAGGGTGAGGGCTAACCCTATCTTCGATAACCCCGCCGATTATTGCATTCTATTGGATCTCATAATTGACAGGATCGAAGTACTAGAAGGGGCAGAAGAGTGAAGATACAGACTAAGGCTAAGTGTATTGAATGCTCACGGATCTTCGATTTATTAGACGAAGAGCAAGCGGGAGAGTGGTACTACGGCCACGACTGTGAACCTAGAGAGGAGGGGGGAGAGTGATAGGAGATACGAAGGAGGAGATCGTTACACAATTGAATGATCTAATCTACGGTGATGATCCTTATGATCTATCGGACATAGAGGACATAATCGGAGACGGCGATCTATTCGAGTACTTATAGGGTAAGGTAAGGCAATAGCGGTTAGCTATCTCTCCTCCTCCACGGGCAGAAGTGGAGGGGGAGGGAGGGTGAATCGCCCTAATAAATACCTTGGAAGGGGTAAGTAATGAACGTACTATGCAAGAGCAAGGAGATCCAGAGCTACGTGAAGGATCTACAGATAGAAGTAGAGGGTGAGATCTATCGCGCCACTCTTACTTACGATAGCGAATGCGGTTATGAATTAGCATTCTATGGTAGTGATGATAAGGGAATTGACTGGCCAGAATGGGCAGATAAGTATGATAACGCTACACGCTCATTAGATTATGACCTAGACGTTATGAGCGGTAATTGGAGTTTTACTATGCAAGAGGCGGTGGCGTAATGGAGACTATTAATGAGCTTATCAATGAGATATATGAGGATAATTATTCTCACTTAGAATTCGATGACAATATGGGAGGCGATTGTGATTGTCATATCCACACCACGCTAAAGACTATTGTTAAGTATTCAGGAGAAGGGGAGGGAGAGTAATGGACAAGTGTAGATATTGTGGCTTACGCGGGTTAGTACTATCTTCTATCAATGCAGATTATTCTTGTGAGCATTGTGGAGAATGGCAGAATGCAATTCTAAATAGTGCTTGGGTGATCGTAGGTTATGGGGAGGTAGCATAATGAGCTACGACTACCGTGTTACCTTCGTAACCGATTACTTAACGATCACTACCAACGTATGTCTAGAAGGTGACGATCACTTTCAGAATTTAAGTGATGAGGCGTACGAGCAAGCGACTATCAACGGTATGAATAACATAGAAGACGAGATCGGGAAGATAGACGAGACGATTATCAACGACATAACCGTTACC